GTTGTTATGCAAGTTGAATCAAACAAGTTAGCAACCTCTTATGAAGTTTGGATTAATTCGGGTGGTGGCGACGTTGCAACTGGTAAAGCAATAGCTTCTTATTTAAGTTCATTACAAAATGAGCGGTAAATTCAGATTAAAAGATAGTCAAGTAGTATCTTTCCCAAAAAAATCCATCCATTTAACTAATGCTAATTTAACAGATGAATTAGCGATTGAGTATTTAAAAGCCTATCCATCAAACGCGAGCGTGTTTGTTTCTATTCCTGATAATTGGAAAGAATTAGTTAATGGTAATACTAAACTTGAATTGAACATAGAGGGCGTTTCAGAGGATTATTTAAGTGCTAACAAAGGCAAATTTAAAGAGGCTTTTGCAAATGTTGAAAATGTTGAATCAACTTTAATCGAACAAGCTAATAAAATAGCAGACGAAAAAGGTTTAAAACGCCCACATTGGAAAAGCACAGAAAAAAAGTTAAAACAATTTATTAAAGCTAATTCTTAATGAAATCATCATTAACTGGAGTAGTAAAACGTATCGACGTAAAGCCCAACAAAACGGAGGGTATAGAAAACTACGATACAGATAACGCCTATCCTCAAAGGGTTGTTGACATTATAAACTCAAGTGGTACGGCTACTCTTTGCGTTAATATGATGGCTAAATTCATTTTTGGTAATGGATTTAAAGATACTAATTTAGCTAACTTTGTTGTAAATAAAAAAGGTGAAACAGCGGACGACTTACTAAGAAAAATTAGCCGTTCTATTGCTTTTTTTAATGGTTTACCTATTCATGTAGGCTATAATGGTTTATGCGAAAAAGTGTCATTAACATATACCGATTTTCAAACTGTTAGATTTACAAGTGAAGAAAACAAAGAACATAAAAATATGTTCGCTTTGCATGAAGATTGGCAAAAGACTAAAGGAAATTTTAAGAAAGAAAAAATAACTTATCTACACTATTACAACCCTGCAAAAGTACAAGAAGAGGTTGAGGCAACTAAAGGCGAAACTATAGTAGATAAATGGAGAAATTATAAAGGTCAATTATTTTATTGGAGTATTGACGGAATGCAGTACCCATTGTGTCCTTGTGATAGTGTTATTGAAGACGTACAAACAGATTCAAAGACTAAGAACTTCAAGTACAGAAATATTACTACTAACTTCATGGCTTCGCATTTATTACAAGTACAGAAGTTTGAAGATGGAGAAAGTAAACAAGCGTTTATTGATAACCTTACTTCATTTCAAGGCGACGACGACGCTTTGCAAATATTCATGGTTGAGGTTGAGGGAGAAGAAAGTAATTTGAAACTTGATAAAATTGAGATTCAAGATGTAGACAAGTTATACGAATACACAGAGGAAAGTGTAAGGAATAATATTATTCGTAATTTCTTAATACCCCCAGCATTATTATTAGATACATCTGACGGTTTTTCAGACGGTAAAATTAAAGATGCAACGGCTTTATATAACGGACAAACGCAAGATTTTAGGTTGTTATGTTCAACTATAATGGAGAAACTTTTAACCAACTTTAAAGGGGCTAATTTTACTGATTTTACTATTGAACCAAGAAAAGCCGATAGTGTTGAAATAAAAGATACTATTGAGGGTAAAGCAAAAATTTTAGAAGTATTAAAAGATACGTCTTTAACTTCTACTCAAAAGAGAAATATGCTTGTTGATGTGTTTGAAATAGACCAAGAAATGGCTACTAAACTAATACCAATAGAGCAGGAAGTTGAAACTGTTGATTTTGAAAGTAAGGCTAAAGCAGATTTAAGAGGTTCAGTAGGTGGAGTAAGTGGTATTTTAGCACTACAAACAAGCGTTGCTCAAGGCATAACGTCAAGGTCAAGTGCTTTGGGAGTTTTGGAGGTTATCTTTGGTTTATCTAATCAAGATGCTGTACGTATATTAGGTGACGTTGAAGTAAACCCAAATGTAAAATTATGACGGCATTAATAACATTAGCAGACATAAAGACGTTCAAAGCGTTAAGCATTAATACTGCTGGACTAAAGATTGATAGCCAAATTAACGAGGCTCAAGAGTTTGATTTACGACCATTATTAGGCGACGAGTTTTACATGGATTTATTAGAAGATTTTTCAGCAAGTCCAAGTTTAGAAACGTATAGCGACTTATTTAACGGTGTTACATATACTTATGAAAATGAAACGTATCAACATGACGGGATTAAAGCAATGTTGTGTTATTACGCTTATGCAAGATATTTAAACACTTCAAATACTAATAGTACAGCATTTGGAATGGTTCAGAAGCTAACAGATGATAGCGAACCGATAAGCGAAAAGACGGTAAGCCGTTTAGTTTCACAAGCCTTAAATGGGGCTAAGATTTATGAAAATAGAGTTTTAGACTATTTAAGAAGAAAATCGGCTGAATACCCATTGTACAAATGCGACAAATCAAAAAGACAAATGAAAGGATTAGTAATAACTCCGATAAGAAAAGATAGATAACATGGCAAAAGAAGATATACTATTAAGAGCCACCACAAACGCTCCTTTAACAACTAAAGGGAGTGCTTTAACATTTGCAGAATTTGATGCTAATTGGATTGAAATTTATAACGCTTTAGTTAGCTTAAGTCAATCGAGTAATATTCCAGCTTATTCAGCTTCTATAACATACGACGATACTTTATTGAATTACGTTAGTTATTCGGGGCAAATTTGGAAAATGGTAAATGTAACGCCTCAAATTAATGTAACGCCTGGAACTGACCCCACAACATGGTTAGCTGTTTACGCTACCGATATTATAGGTAAAAGTTCTGATTTAATAAACAAAATAAGGAAATATAAAATTAAAGTAAAGCAAAATGCTCCAGTAGCTACAACTACTGACCCTACAATGGTAGCAGGTCAAATTTGGACATTAGATGCTTACGATGCAGCGGATTCAGCAACTATTGCAGCTTTAGAAAAAATTAGTGGAACACTCTATGCTGTTGGCAGTAAATATAGAAGCTCTACAACACAAACATTATCGGTAGCTGCTGGTACAACTTTAAGTTATGACGGTGCTCCGTATATTGTTTCGACAGATATAAATGGAGATTTCAATCCTTTTGTCAATACAATAGGGGAAGACCCATCATTAGATTATGTGGGAGCTGGTGGTTATACAATTACAACTGTTGCTTCTATATTTTTAGAAGGTAAAACAATAATAAAACATAATAGCATAGTTCTTTATTTTGATGGATTAGGTTATGGTAATGGTATAGTAAGTACTAGACGAGTTAATGACACAACCCTACAAATTTACACATCAACAGATATAGCAGCAGCTAACGCTGATGAAATAATGAATGATGGGATTGATTTTGAAATTGAAATTTACCCATAATGTTATCTACAATTAGAAATATAGTTGCTCAAATGAACGCTAATGGCGACACATTTTCTTTTGAAATGGGTAAAAAAGGCTATTTAAATTTATTAGCCGACGAACAACAATTTCCAGCAGTTCTATTAAACTTTGATAGCACATTAGGATTAGACCCAAAAGAAAGCGGATTTATTGGAGAGGATGGGGATATTGTGTTATTATTCCTATACAAATCAGAATTAGAATGGACTCCAACGCAGCAAGATGAAAATTGTATTAGTCCGTCTTTAGAAGCTGTAAGGCAATTCATTTCACTTTGTCAAGATGCAGACGATATAGATGAGATTACTGTAAATGGTAAAGGGAATATTTTAATAAATCTTTTGGACGAGTGTGCAAGCGGTTTGCAATTTTCATTCACTATAAAATTAAACGTAAACAAATCCGTTTGTGCTGGTAATACGCCAAGTCAGTTATGCCAGCCGTCTTCTTATATTGTTAAATATGAAGATGACACTTTAATCGAACAAGGAACAATATTAAGTGGAAACAGCACAACAATTGTAGTGCCTAATTGCAATGAAACGCCGACCGAAATAGACATAACCTTCGATTCAATCCCTTTAGGCACAGCAACAACAAGTCCTTATAATATTGATTGCACAACACCTATTCAGATAGTAATAGTAAGCGATTCGATTTTTCCAGCCTTAGACGGTACTTATGTTTATAGTGGAATTTATCAAACCGTAAACGAATACACCCATGATACATTACCAAATACTTTTATTCGTATGGTATCTAATGAGTGGCGAGTTTTCAATACAATTAATGCTATTTATCAAAACGACCCGTCTACTTATGAATATCCTTATCAAGCTGGGTGGGATGAATGTACTTTAGTACAAGGAACTATTGAGGACTATTGTTCAAACCCATGTGCTGATGCAACCTATTCAATTAAAGATAGTGCTGCAACGGTGTTATATAGTGGTAGTATTGCGAGTGGTGGTAACTTAAACCAAACTATTACGGATAGTACAGTTGAAAATTCAGATGCTTCATATACCGATACAGTATTAGCAGAGGGTACTTTAGTATTACCTGATACAACATACAACATATACGTTAATGGAGTGTTAAATATAACTTTTGACGTTCCTACTTTAAAAAATGAAACAATAAATATTTCGGTATAATGGCAGTAGATATAAATTTAACAGGCGTTGAAACAACAACAAACAAGCAGAATAGTTTAGCTGTTGACGGTACTAATTTAAAGTACCCAACGGTAACGGCTGTGAATAGTGGTTTGGCTGGTAAGCAAAATGTAATGGGTGCTGATGATAATTATGTAACCGATGCTCAATTAGTAGTAATTTCAAATACAAGTGGTACTAATACAGGGGATGAAACTACATCAACTATTGGGATGTTAATAAATAATTCAACTGATATTAATAACATTCAAGACGCCGACAAAATACCGATGTACGATGCTGGAGGTACAGGAACTGCGATTAAACACGCGTTATGGTCTTTGGTTAAATCAACTTTAAAAACTTATTTTGACGGTATTTATAAGGCTACCTTTTCAGAAAATACAGCTTTTAATAAAAACTTTGGAACAACAGCAGGGACGGTATTAGAGGGAAATGCAGCAAGATATATGACTATTCCTTTTTTCAACTTGCAATTAAACCCAGCCGATTCAACAACCTATTATTTAGGTAGGACTTCTTTAACTATACCACCAAAAACAGTAGATACAGAAGCCTCTTTTCAATGTGGTATTGCTGGTACTATTGTAGAAATACATATTGAGGCAGCAGCAAATACCATAAGTGGTTCAAATGAGAATGTAACTGCTAAAATAAGAAACGTAACTACGGCAACAAGTTCATCAAGTTTTGGGAACTTTACAACAGATGCAACAAGTACAACTTCAAAAGCTTTTAGTTTAACGGGTGCAACGGCTGTTGTTGCTGCAACAGATGAAATAGCTGTTGAAATTAATACTCCTGCATGGGCTACAAACCCTACTGCGGTCAGAATGAGTGGATGGATATTAATAAAATTAACTTAATATGGAAACAAAATATACATATAAAGAACAAGGTGATGGGCGTGATTCATGGAGGGTTGAGGTTTACGATAACGGAGTTTTAATAGATTGTTACATGGTTTACGAAAAGCCAAAAGAATTAGAATAATATGCAACACTTGATAGAAAATACAATACTTTCAATAGGGTTAGCAGTAACGGGAACGGTTGCCCCTTTTATCGCTGTTAGTGAAACAAGAATACCATTAATAGTAATGGATTGCTTTCAGCTATTAAGTTACTCAGGTGCTTTTATTATTGCTATGGTTACGGTTTACAGATTTTATAGAGAAACTAAAAAAGGTAAAAAATGATTAATAAGTTAATAGATGACACTTTAAAAACACCAAAAGGAAAGTTTAGTAGAACATCATTAACTATGTTTACTTGTTTAATAACGGCTTTAATTTATTTAGCATACGAAACGATTAAAAACAATACATTTCATATTGAAGCGTTCTTTTTTCTTCTATCTGTTGCAGTTGGCTTGAAAGGAATTGACGTTATTGATAAACATAAAACTAAAAATGCAGAGGTTGAAAATCAGTAGTTGCGGATATTGTAGCGGAAAAGGTAAGAAAAAATGCACTTGCAAATGATTATTATATCATTCATTAATTAATAAAAAGTACCTTAATGCTTAATATATCATACAATAAATGATTTGTTTTCAATGTAATAACGAAAGTAATGATTTTTATTGTTACATTTGTCAAACTCAAATAACAAATGGAAGTATTTATAAAAAGATTTTCGGACGACGGTACGCAAACATTAGGCGAATTAGCTATAAATGATTTTAACGGTGTAACCCTATTTAGTTGTAAGACCCTAGAACTACCTTTTAAAGACAATTTAAAGCGTAAAAGTTGCATACCTAAATCAGCATACAAAGTTAAAAAAAGACATTCGCTAAAGTACGGCAACCATTTCCATATTCAAAACGTACCTAATAGAGATTTTATTTTAATACACAATGCAAACTATTGGTTTCAGTTGTTAGGATGTATTGCTGTTGGCGAAAACCATATAGATATTAATAAGGACGGAAAAAAAGACGTAACCAATTCTAAATCCACAATGGAAAAGTTAAACAAGTGGCTACCAAATGAGTTCACTTTAACCATATATTAATGGAAAAAATCTACTACGACTATGCTGTATCAATGTTAGATGAAATACCTAACAATACAACCTTAGCGAGAATAGTAAAAGAGAAGTTTAAACTCGATTCAGATTTAGACACAATAAGAAGAAACATATCGAACATAAGAAGTAGTAATACTTTTGCAGTAAAGAAGCCTATTAAAAGGCTTTTTTTTGATATTGAAACAAGTTATGCTAAAGGGTGGTTTTGGCGACCTCAATACAATACAAACATAGATTATACCCAAATATTAGAACACGCTAAAATCATTTGTATATCGTATAAATGGCAGTATGAAGATAAAGTTCATAACCTAAAATGGTCTAAAGATTGCGACGACAAACAAATGTTAATTGACTTTACTAAGATAATGTTAAAAGCTGATGAAATTGTAGGACACAATTCTGATAGGTTTGATGAAAAATGGATAAGAACACGCTGCATATTTCACAGAATACCAGCATTACCAAAATATAAAAGTTTAGATACATTAAAGAAAGCCAAAAGTCATTTTAATTTTCCAAGCAATAGACTTGACTACATAGGCGACTATTTGGGTGTTGGTAGAAAGTTAGAAAATGAAAGGGGACTTTGGCAAAAGGTTGTAGAGTTAAATAATAGAGAAGCGTTACAAAGAATGGTTGATTATTGCGACCAAGATGTTTTATTGCTTGAATCAATATACAGCGTATTAATGCCTTACATTTACAATAATACAAACTTTGCTGTATTGAAGGGAGGTAATAAGTTTGAGTGTCCTGAGTGCGGTTCAGTTCATGTTGAGTTAATAAGAACCGATACAACAACTGCGGGAACATTTAAAAGGCTAATGGGTTGTAAAAGTTGCGATAAAAATTACTTTATAAATAATAAGACTTACCAAGATTATTTAGTAGGTAGAATGATGAATGGTTAAAATTATCTTTATATTTGCAAGTTATGGAAATACCAAAATATTATCAAGGGATAAAATACGGTTATGAAGCCTCAAAAGTTGTTGCAGACTTTGAACTAAATTATAACATTGGAACGGCTGTAACATATCTTTTAAGAGCAGGTAAAAAGGTTTATGTAAATGAATCTGAAAAAGAAAGTTTAAAAAAGGATATTGAGAAAGCAATCGACCATTTACGTTTTGAATTGTTAGAATTATGAAAGCTGTATTTATGACTGAAAAAGATTATGAACACTACCTTTTAACAGGGTTGATATTAAGCTATGATACTGTTGAGGAATTGTGGGAAAACGAGGGCGACGTGGACTATGTAGAAATGCCAACATCAGACTTAAATTTAAACTAATGAAA